GCCAGACCGTCGATGAGTTCGCGGCGCTGGTCGCCGTCCTTGAGCTTCCAGCCAAGCATGAACTTGGGCGTGTCGCGGTCGAAGGGATCAACCACTTGGCGCTTGTAGAGCTGGACGCCAGCATCTTTCAGCCGCTCCAGAATGTGCAGCCCCATATTGATCTCCAAGACCACCATGCAGTCACCGTAGAACCGCGAAAGCAGAATGATGAAATCGGCGGTCGTCTGTGTCGCGCCCGTGAATGGTGGTCGCACTCGGGCCACCACGGCGTCTTTGTGCGTCACGCCGCCTTGCTCAAAGTATTCGGTGCGCAGCACGCCGATACTGTGCCGGTCGGGATCGTTGCTTTCGGTCTGATCCTCGCCGGTCATGGGATCGCACCACAGAATGTAGGAGCAACCCACCTTCGGAAACTCCCAAATCTGGAAGTTGCCAAAACCCTCGGGGTCGCGCTGGAAATCGACCTCCTCGCCATTCTCCACGAGTGCGCCAGTCTCCGGCGGGAAAAGGTGCGTGGCCTTGTCCCATTTGGAGAGCACAGCCTGATTGAATCGCGGGCGGCCCGACGAAAGAAAGCAGCTCACATCGTCCTCGGCATAAAATTCATCAAATTTCTCTTCCGAGTTGCCGCACTCCTTCGCCATCGTCGAGCGACGCCAAGCGATTTGCTCATAGCTCCAGCCATACTTCTTCCGCCCGTTCGCTTCGCGGGCGGTCAAGGTGGCGTCGATCTTGGCTCGCATGGCCTCAGTTACAGGCATTACGTTTTCCTCGAACTCAAACCAACCCGCAAAGATTTTCACCCACCCGTTGCCTGGGCAGGGGTTGCCGGTCTGCCATTCCTTGATGAAGTCCTCCAACCAAAGCGCCTCCTGCCAGATTTCATAGTGAATGCCGCTGGCTCCTTCCGGCGTGGATTCAGCGATGGCCGTTCCGGCGTCGTTCAGCGAGGGCAGAACGCTCGCAAAGATTTTGCCGTCGTCCTTCACACCGCCTCGTGGATACTTCGCCGATTCCGAAAACAGCACGAACTGACGCGGCTTGGAGATGCCGGGATTCATCGACTCCGCGCTTGTGATCGTGGCCGTGGAGCCGTTCAGCCAGCGCAGATTCGTTGCCTGCGGCATGATGGGATTTCCCCACGGGAAGGCGTCGGAATCGGAATACACCTTGAGCCGATCCAGGATGCCTTTCGAGTTCTCGGCGATGTTGGCGATGACCAGGGCATCCGTGTTTTTGGTCTGACACTCATGGTAGGCCAGCTCGCACGAAAACGTAGTGCCTCCGCATTGACGGATTTTGGTGACGATGATGCGGATCGCCGGGACGCCCAGCAATTTCAGCCGGTCGTAAGCCTCGCCCATGCGCCGCTGGAGAATATTGGCCTTGGGCCGTTCCAGCTTCTTCGTGTGGGCATTTTGAACCATTGCGCACGTCTCGAAATGCAGCAACGGCGAGCGGGCGGCCAGGTGCAGTCCAAGATCATCCATCCGGCAACTCCTTCCACATTTCGTGCATGGCCTCGATGGCGCGGCCCCGCCCGCCGCATTCAATAGCGCGAGACTCGAACCAGTCGGCGGTGGCCTGCGTGGTGCGGATGTAGAGCGTGGCTGGTCGCTCGACGCCATCGGACTTTCGCCCGCAGCCGTCGCGCTTGCCTCCCCATGATTTCTTTGGTTTTTTCTTCGCCATTGCTCACGGGTTGGGTGCCAGTCTTGTTTTTGCAAGCAAAAAGCCGGGGCAGGTTTTCACCTGCCCCGGCTTCGTCTTACTCCAGTTCACTCTTGAACCAGTTCACCACTCGCCGCCACCACGGCACCGGCAGCGGGACGGCCCGCACCGGATCGAAGGGCAACGTCGTGTGAACGACGTGCTTCATGAGTGTGACCTTTTGCGGCGCTGCCTCCGTGTTGTCCCGCACATGCGCTGTGCGGCTCAGGTGAAGGTTTCGCGCTTGGGTCTTGGTGGTTGTCTCCGCCAGCAGGCTCAGGGCGACGGCGGCGGCTTCGGCCCGCTGGTCGCGGAGTCGGTAGCGGCGTAGTTCGGCCTTGTCTGCTGCGTCACTCTTCACCAGAACAACCGGCTGGTCGAGCTGCATGGCAGCCACAGACAGTCGTTTGCGGGTCAAGAGAGACATCGGCGTGTCAGTCTTGCGTGTTTGCATGGTGTGTCCTTTCTTGTTGGGCGGTCGTTCGCCGACCGAAAGACTACCAGTTTGCGGAGAGCTGGATTCCAGGCGCATGATGCCTATGCGAGACTCACAACGTAGCAGCCCACCTTGATCTTGCAATCTTTTTCAAGTTGTATGCGGATGTTTATTTATGAATCTGTGTGTTTTTGTGCGGATTTTTGTGGCTTTCGCCTGTTCCCCTAGCAATGTGGATCATCCCTGCGCGTTCTTTTGCGGAGTAGCGCGGCCTTGGCCGGTTTCAGCACGCGGGTCAGTTCACGCGCCACCGCCTCGAAGTTCCACGAGTGCCCGCCATACGTCCGAAGGTCGTCATACGGCGGCGATGTCACCACGAGGTCTATACAGGCGTCAGGGAAGCCGGACAGGACTTCTACATTGTCGCCGCAGACAATGCGCCCTAACCATGCGCTGGAGCGAACAGCCATGAGCGCGGCTGCGTCTCTCGTGCTATCGGATGTCGCCACGCGCCAGTTGCGCGGATGCCAGCCGTGCCATTTCTGCGAGAGCGATCTTTGTTTCGGTTGGCATATCAGGTTCACCAGTGATCGTGACGCGAATCTCAGGCACAAGCTCAGGACGATCTTCGGCGTCGCTGGTTGTCGGGAGTGTGTTGGCTTCGTTCATAGTTTTTGGTTTTCGTTGGTTTGGCATAGTCGAGAAAGGTGGGGCCACACCGCAAGATTTCAAGTAATCAATGAAAAATCGTGAATCTATATGAAAAAAAGTTTGACGGGTGCAACCACACCTATTAGCAATGTTGGTGTAAACCCCACCCATGAAGCAAATCATCATCAACGCCGACGACGAAACGCACGCTTGGATTGCCGCTCAGGCAAAAGAGCAGTGTCGCAGCATCGGGAATCAAGCCTTGTATTTGCTTGGCTTGAAGCGCCCCACAAAGCAACCCGCCAAGAAGAAAGCGAGGGCCGCGAAATGACCTCTGTCGCTTTTATTCTTGGCGCTCTCACCGGCTCCGTTGTGACCTGGGTTTTTGTCGCTCTCCTTGTCCACCGCTCTGCATCCAGCAAGAAGCAAGAAACCAACGACATAAACGCCCGCTCGCTTGAGGCTCTTCTTGAAAGGAACCGCATCTCCGCCCGGCAACTTGAACTCATGGAGGCGAGGGCCGCGAAATGAAACGCCCACGTTCATTCATCGTCTATGCCTCCACAAAACGCACGCACCGGCACCAGGACGCCGTGAGCGTTCGCACTAAGAAGGGCAAGCGCGTCGATCAGGTTCTCTTCGTCCGCGTCGTGGCGTCCAAGCTGGATGATCTCGCCGCCTTGAGCGAGGCCGAATGCGTCAGGGTGTCGAATAACTCCCCAAGTCCACACTGTTTCAGCATGTCCGACGAAATACTCCTCAACACCATGCCTGCAAAGAAAGGAAAAGCATGAATCCTTACCTGGTTTTCGCCATCGGCTCCATGACGGGTTTCTTCCTCACCGCCTGCGGAGTCACGATCTACATGCGCAACTGGTTCCACGAGCTGCACGACGCCACCGCGCAGCGCATCGCCGAGGCGGAGCGCAAAGCCTACGCACGCGGCTACCAGGACCACGCCAGCGCCACAACGACCGCCTGATTTTCTCTCAGCCCCAACCACAAGTGAAAACGCCGATTGCCCAACTCCTCGAAAAGGCGTCCAGCGCCCTCCCACCGCAACGGCCCTCCCGTTGCTCATGGGCACCGTTCGAGCCGGTGATTCACCAACTGCGAGCCAACGGCTACGACACCGCGCAGGCGGTCGATTGGCTGGTTGCCCAAGGCGAGATCACCAAGGCCAACCGCGACGTGGCTTACCGTTCGCTGCGTCAACTCCTTCTTCGTCGTCAACCCAAAAGTAAAGCCTAACCGTCATGGAAGAACCGCCCCGCACCTTCGCCCGCCTGCTCATCGAGATGGGCTTCATCATCTGCATGCTCCTGGCCCTCTTCGCATGGCTGGGCGTTCAAGAGCCTCGCTGGTGAATACCACAAGCTACCGCCTCCTGCCACTTTTTACCACTGCCCACCATGTGTGAACTCACCCAACCCCGAACCCTGCACGAAGAGACGTTTGGCATCTCGCGTGCTTTGCATGACGGAGCCACCTGCGAAGACTGCGGCGAGCCGACGACCGAGCACGGCATTTGCCCGGATTGCACGGAGTTACGCCGCGAGCTGGAGGCCGACGACGTGTGGCCGGTCTGGCTGGCGAGCCTCAAGACGGCATGGAGCGCCGGTCAAATGGACGACCTCTGCAACAAGCTCACCGGCTGGCGGTATGTGCAAGCCACCATCACGCACGAGAAAACTTCCAACGGCGTGCAGATCGCGAGCGCAAACGACCTCGTGTTTGCCTCACCGGATACCCGGCTCTTCATCACCTTCCGGCGCGGCGATGACCGCATGCCGGTGGTGATGCTCACCCCGCACAGTCAGCAACCCGACTGGTGCATCACCTTCACAGCCGCGACGCCGCACGCGATCATTTTAGCGGCCATTGCTGCCAACTGATTTTTTCAACCCAAGCCCAATGAGCCAAAACACACATCATGGCGACTTGATCGCCGTCAAAGGAGTCGTTTACCAATTTGAGCAAATCACCGGCTCCCTCTACGCCAGCGGTGCCGACACCAAGACGGCATTTCCAAAGCTCACCACTGTGGGCGGCTCCCTCTACGCCAGCGGTGCCGACACCAAGACGGCATTTCCAAAGCTCACCACTGTGGGCGGCTCCCTCTACGCCAGCGGTGCCGACACCAAGACGGCATTTCCAAAGCTCACCACTGTGGGC